TTGCCTTGCATACTCGCTTCATCCGCTCGTCTGGATCGTCTCGGTCAATCATTCCTTCCCCTCCATTTGTACCGACAGCATGAGTTCCAATTTGAGAACCCTGCGTTCCAATTCTTCCACCCGCGTAGCGGCTAAATCATTCCCAGGAGTAGAGGTATTAACGGTTAACGCAGAGATGATCTTGGGCATCCACGCATTGAACCGCTTAAGGTCGTCTCTCAGGTACTCAGGGACAGGGATCGTCCTCTCGGCCTCCCACTGCCTGAACGCCCTCTGGAAGCTTTGCAGGATCGAGATATCCCGATCATCGAAGTGATCCCAAGCTTCTTCCGTAGCGGCTATATCTTTCTCTCTATTCATAATGGTTCCTTATTTAGCCGCCTACGGCGGGTTAGGCCAAAGGATGAAACCGCGTAACCATGCGGTCTATAGCGTCGGGGACGCCGGGGCCGTTCGGGACAACTTCCCCGTCCATGTCTCCCTCAGTAGGGTCTGTGATGGTCAAGCTGATGCTATTCATGTCGCTCAGCATCTCGCACTCAAAGACGTACCCCTTGCGGATGATTTCGTGCGCCTTCTCCTCGATATCCGCTGGCCGCTCGATTGTGACCGGCTCCTTGCGCCCGGAAGGCATGATGTATTGGGTAAATGGGATGCTCATGTACCCCTCCTAAGCCCAACCTAGGGCGACAAAAAAAACGGCGATGCCAAAAGTGACGATGAAGCCAATGACGGGGATTGCCTCGTCCAACCAGATTGGCAGCGATGTCTGAGGAAACCTTTCCCGCCTCTGGGCGGCTAAATATTCCCTCTGTATATGCTTACGGTAGATCATGGTGTGTTAGCCCTCACTAGCGTTCGGGGGAGTGGCCAGTCTGAACCTGTAGCGCCAGAACCCACCCTCTGGGATGTCGAGGTAGGTGGAGCTAGATTCTCTGACCACGTACTCAGCGCCCTTGGCGAGAAGAGCGGCAACGCCACGGTTGTCGATGCACACTACCCGGTCACCCGGCTTGATATCTTCTTCCCCCAAAGGGGCTATTCCCTTATCCATCTTCTTCTCCTTCATTCCCCGAAGGGATTTAGCCGCTACGCGGGTTAAGGTTTGTCGATCAATCTTCGATGGGGCCGCATTTCGTAGCGAACGCCTCAAGAGCAGCCATAGCGGTACTTTCATCGCCAAGCATGATTTTGTCCTTGAGCTTCTCAGCCTGTTCACGGAAGGGCTTGGAGAGGCGAGATACGGCCTTGGCGTCAACCGTGTCGGGCCAAGAGAACTTGGAGAAGTCGAACACCTTGGACACATCGTCATAGGTGCTGATGTGGGTAACGTAGGTGCGAAGCTTCACCTTACCCGCCCGCACGAGATCGGCCCGCTGGGCATCGGTGATGTGCTGAGCAGGCTTGGTGTGATCCTTGGAAAGTTGCCGAACCTTGGCGGCGAGCATCTGGTCTACCCGGTTCAGGGCGTAGTCGAGTTGTGATTTGTTCATCGCCATATTCTCCAAACTGGCTGTTGACTATGCGCCGAATATGCTGCATGATTTCGGGACTGTCAAGCGGCAAATGTGCAGCATGAGGGATTGATGCCAGAACGTGTATCGACTACGGTTACTAAACCAACAAAAGATGGGCTTAGGAAACTGATGCCTGTGTTCGACATGTCAGAATCGGCGGTCGCAGCCAAGCTCCTGGATGAGGGTGTGAAGCGTCACTTGCCCAAACCACCATCCGCCAAAGGCGGCTAAACCTTATCCTATAAGGAGAGACGAATGAGTAGTGTTAACGGAAGTAGCTGGCTTCGCCAGGGGCAGAAAGTGGTCTGCATCGATGCCACACAAATACCCATGTACGCGGATGGGCCGATGCCGTTGGCCATCAAGGCGATCTACACCATCAAAGATGTGCATACTGATCCCAGCGGGGACTTGGCAATCAGGTTAGAGGAGATTCGCCATTGGGCTACGTATTGGCGTGGTGGCCCTGAGACCGGGTTTAATCCGAGCCGCTTCCGTCCCCTCGTTACCAAGACTCAGGCTGAGGACGTGCGAGCCTTCAAGAGCATGCTCCGCGAACTCCCGGCAACTTCCAGACTTGATCGCCTAGCCGAGCTATTGGACGAGTGAACTAACCCCGCCGCAAGCGGCTAATCCATATACAGGAAGGATAAAGGAATGACGGGAATTGCCGCTACGCGGGACGATCTTTTGGCAACGCTGGTGATAGACGCCAAAGCACTGGTGGATGCCGTGCAGCTAGATGATACCGGCCAGATGGTGGGTCAGATGTGGGTTGGTGGCAACGGCGGGATGCTGAGCCGGGAAACCCTCAGGGAGGCCGACAAGGTGCGGCGGTTGCTGTTGGCACTGAAGGGGCTGAAATGACAGATTGGGCCGACGACTTGGTAACCAAGCTCCTGGATAACACCCCCGAGCTTAAGCACGTAACCTTACGGGAGATAATGGCTATGGCTTTAAGGGATGAACGGGAGCGAGCGGCCACCAAATGCGAGGAGCAGGCTAAGGAGTTTCTCTCCACGCAGTATTCCTTCCACCAGCCTATCGGCTCCATAGCAGAGCGGTTCGCTTGCGCGGAATGCGCAAAGGCTATCAGGAGCGGCGAATGACCACTACTATGGCTACACGCCTGCCGAAGAAGTTTGCGGCCACCACGGAAGCCCTGCGTGAAGCCGTAGGCGATGTGTGGCTGTATATCAGCTATCCTCCCAGCGTTAATGCCAACTACCGGGCCGTTAATGGCCGGGTTATCCTTTCCGAGAAGTACCGGCTTTGGAAGAAGCTGGTAGCTCAGGAGCTGCAAGCCCAGAGGGCTCCGCGTATCGCCGGGAGCGTCATGGTCGATATCATTCTGAGGGCTCCAGACAAGCGCCGCAGGGACTGTGACAACCCTCTCAAGGCGGTTCTGGATGCGCTCACAAACTACGGCGTCATAGAGGATGATAGCAATGCCATCGTCAAGCAACTCACCGTTCGATGGGACGAAGGAGCAGGACACCCCTGCGTTGTCTATCTCCATTCCTACGGCTCTAAACCCAGCTAAGCTACCGTGGCCCGGCAGGACGATAGCCGAAGCCATGCCTGAGTTCTTCGTCAAGAATCCCGGAAAATCCAAAGCCATCATAGGAGAGACTAATGGCAAGCGTGAATAAATGCATACTCGTAGGAAATCTTGGTGCCGACCCTGATGTCAGGACCCTGCCTGGCGGAAACAAGGTTGTGAACCTCAGTGTCGCTACTAGCGATAGCTGGCGTGACAAGAACACCGGAGAGAAGAAAGAGCGCACCGAGTGGCACCGCGTCGTCATCTTCAGCGAGGGGATCACGAAGGTTGCCGAGCAGTACCTGCGTAAAGGCTCCAAGGTCTATCTTGAGGGCTCCCTACAGACCCGCAAGTGGCAGGACCAGAGCGGACAGGACAAGTACGCTACCGAGATTGTGCTTCAGGGCTTCAACAGCAACCTGACGATGCTGGATGGGCCTGCCGACAACCAGCCATCTGGGCGGACGCCTGACCGTGGCAACGCTGGTGGGTTCGCGGGCCCCTCTCGCGGTCATGACGACGATTCCGATATTCCCTTTGCGCCGTGGTGATCTAGCATGAGTCTGGATGACGTTAGCCCGTATCTGAAGGTCCAGCATCGGAGGCGGGGGATTAGTATCCTCCCCTCTGATTGGATGGTTCCTTATTCAGAACAAGTATCTAGGATAGCCGCTTCGCGGGAAAGGTTAAGACGAAATCCGAAGCGCCCGAAGCTGGTTGTGGATCGCCAAGAGGCTGTGGATAGCGTGGAAACATTCAATCCAGAGCCGGTCATGGTCCCAAGCCATCCTGCTCGTGACCGGTTCAAGGAACTGCTGAAGAATATTCCAAGGGCCTCCGCCCCGCGCGATCCGGTCTCCTACGCCATCCTCAGTGAGGATGCTCTGCCGACATGGAAACGGATCATCCTGGAGACGTGCAACAAGCACGATGTGAGCTACAACGATATCATGTCGCCACGCCGTGCGGTCCCTATAGTCCGAGCTAGGCAAGAAGCAATGTGGCGGCTGAAGATGGAAACATCAATGAGCTATCCCGCCATTGGCCGCAGGCTAGGCGGCAAGGACCACACGACAATTCTGCATGGTGTACGGAAGCACGAGGAGAGATTGCGCAATGAGCAGAACTAACGTTGTCAGCCTGTTTCAGGAGCCTGTCGTAGCCGCTACGCGGTTTGAGGAGGTCTGGAAGCTCTGGCCTGTCAAAGCCAAGAAGCCTTTAGCCAAGGCCAAGTATGACGCTATCGTGCGTGGTGGCTTCAAAACCCGGACGCTCGACAAGGACTCCGGCATGTATGTCGATATCGAAGTAGAGGCTGGGGAGGAGGAGATTGTTGCCGGGATCAAGGCTTACCTAGACAGCCAGATTGACCGAAAGACCTTCAGGATGAAGGATGACGGTAAGTACGTGCCACATCTGGCGACGTTTTTGAACCAAGGCAGGTTTCTGGATCATCTGTGAGGTCGCGGCCCGCTGGTGAAAAGGAGGAAAAACCAGCGGGCCTTGACTTCGATAGGGGGTGGTGTAGTCTCCCTCCTACAGCGCCGCGCGGTTTAGAGCCGCCTACGCTAGGACCAAGCGGGTTCTTTGGAGAAGCTCTCCCGCTCGGTAAGTTGATAACTAGACCAAATCGGCCTGAGTTTCAACCCATTAAAAGCTCCCCATCCGAGTGCCCGGCCTCAACAAGCGTACGGGAAACAAAATACCTAGTTGGCGTGACCCATAGCCACTAGGGCCATCAAGAGTCCGGGCAACCCCCGGAACGGTCCGATGCCTAAGACCTCCTCCGCTCCTAAGCCAAGCGGGTAAAGTCGAAAGGCGAGGTCAGCCGTAGAAAATGACCTCGATGCGGCGGCGTTGGATAACCGCAAGGTGCTTGCACCGAAAAGGAACTGAGTATGCGGGCGTTGTGCCTCTCCTTGGCCGGGAGCATTGTGTGGTAGTCCATACCTCATGATGGCAGAAAAGGGTAACCTATGCGCTAAGGAGGCGCGTGATGACCAACGACGAACTACTAGCCAAGGCCGATAGGTTCCACTTCGGCAAGATAGACGGGCAGCACGATGTTTGGGTTGTGCAGCGAGGCGACGACAAGTGGGCAATCTGGGACGGAGCCTTTGTGTTCGCCCGCGATGGCGAGTGGGAGGAGGAGCCATTTCCGTCCAGCCGCACAGATGAGTTTATCGAGCGCACCCGATACGTTCGGGATGAGGCCATCTCCAAGGTCTACGAGCTACTGGCGGGTTACACCGCAGGCGACGACAAGGAAGCAAAGAGATGACTGATATCGGGAATGAGGCATGCCCGTTCTGTGGCAAGTCTGAGTACGTGAGGGCTAGAAAGTGCCTGATCCACGAGGACGGGGAAGAAGATTTCTACTGGGGCTACAATGCCATTTGTGACGCCTCTGGGGTTGCCGGGACAGCCGGTTGTGGCGCTCAGGCAGGCTGGCAAGAGACTGCGGAAGAGGCTTTAGCCGCATGGAACCGCCGAGCCATTCCCGCCTGAAAGGCGGCTAACCCATTGAATAATAAAGTAACTACAATGACAGGGAAGACAGAGGGTGTTAACGCATGAGAACAGAGATCATCGGAGACTGCACCCTGATATTGGGGGATATCCGAGACGTGCTGCCCACGATTGCGCCGGTTAACGCTCTTATCACTAGCCCACCCTATGCCCAACAGCGTGAGTATGGGGCGGCAATTGACGATTGGGACGCCATAGTTTCTGTCATAGCGGAAACGCCGGTGGTTGAGGACGGCCAGATATTGGTGAACCTAGGCCTTATCTACCGGGACGGGGAGGTAATCGATTATTGGGTTCCATACATTGCTGCGATGCGGGCAAAGCAGTGGCGCTTCTTCGGCTGGTACGTTTGGGACAAGCAGGACGCTATGGCCGGAGACTGGAACGGGAGGCTTGCGCCTAGCCATGAGTGGATTTTCCACTTCAACAAGCAGGCTAGGAAGCCCAACAAGGTAGTCCAGTGCAAGGGAGCAGGCCTTCTAGGCTATAAGGGCAACACAGGGCTCCGTAGGCCTGATGGCAGCATGGGCGGTTGGTCTGGTATGGGGAAGGCTACTCAGGACTTCAAGATTGCCGAGAGCGTGGTTCGCATCCAGCCACAGCGAGACAGGACCGACCCGGACATCAAGTCGCATCCTGCTGTGTTCCCTGTCGATTTGCCGATGCTTCTCATCGATAGCTATACCGATGTTGGAGATACTGTCTGCGACCCGTTCTTAGGCTCTGGGACCACCGGCGTTGCGGCTGTGACGATGGGCAGGAGGTTCATAGGGATTGAGCTTCACGAGCCGTACTTTGACGCAGCTTGTCGAAGGATTGAAGCCACACAGCGCCAGCCGGACATGCTGATTGAAATGCAGAAGATGGAACAGACAGCACTAGCGCTCGAATGAGCGCACCCCGCGTAAGCGGCTAAATAAGGTAACACAGATGAGTAAGACAGAGGTTAACGCTACGCGGGGATGGAACAACATTTCTCAGAAGCCGGACAAGCCGCTCCCTATTCTGCTCTACTTCGGTAATCTGGTGTTCCACGACCAGAACGATAACCTGACCGAGTTCCCTCCCTATCGTGAGGAGCGGGTTGAGGTTGGCTTCTGGGATGGGGATTGCTGGTGCTATGCGGGCACGGGCCATGACGCGTTCGAGTTCCACGGCATGGCTGGCTACCCCGATGAACATTTCCCTACGCATTGGATGCCACTCCCTACCCCGCCAGCGGCGGCTAATTCATACAACCCAAGAGGAAGGTGTTAACGCGATGACTAATGATGAGGTTAACGAGATGATGACAGACTGGAAACCTATCTCGACTGCGGGGAGTCTTGATCGCTTGATCGTTGCGGGGTGGCAGAAGCCCAGCGGGACCACGGCTGGCTATTGGTGGTACTACGAGGACATGACCGATGAGCATGGCAATCCCATAGATTACCCTGAAGCTCTCATGTGGCATCCGTTCCCCAGCGTTGCACACTTGCTCCCGCCGCAGGCGGCTACCCCATGACCCGTAAGGCCGCGCAAGAGCCCGCTGAAGGGCTTTCAACGTCAGAGCAGGGTATTGGTCCATACGAGACAGGAACGGGGTTGCCGCATGTCTGAGCTAACGAATGCCATCGACGCTCTACAGGCTGATAAGGCTCTGGCTCATGAGGAGGCGAGTTACGCCAGTGTCCAGGAGCAGATTAAAACCGCCGAGGAATCGCTTAGGGCGAGCGCTGAGGCGGTTCGGCAGTACCGGGAGCACATCAGTACCACCAAGGCCGAGATACGCCGCTTGAAGGCTCGCAAGCGTGTCTTTGCCCATGCCAAATTCAAGCTGGAGCAAATCAATGAGGAGTTCGGGGGTGACTGAGAAGGATACGACACTAACGCCGCTATGGCTGATCGAGGCTCTTGGTCCGTTCGATACCGACCCTTGTGCTATCGAGGATCATCCAACGGCGACGAACCGCATTGTGTGGCCCACAGACGGGCTACAGCAGGCCTGGGAAGGCGCTGTGTGGTGTAACCCTCCATACAGCAATCCAAGGCCGTGGATGCGCGCTATGGCTCGCCACGGCAACGGCATTGCATTAGTCCTTGCCTCTACGGATACACGGTGGTTCCAGGAGATGGCTCAGACGGCTAGCCACTTCCTGTTCATGGCGGGTAGGCCGAAATTCATGCGGCGGGATAGATCGCTGGTCGGTCTTATGCGGGCCACCGTACTTGTCGGATGGGGCGATGCTGGAAGTCGGCTAAGCCGTATGCCAGTTCCCGGATTCTATCATTCCCGCGAAGCGGCTAACCCCCTATGACAGCATCTAACAATTGGGTTAACGCGCTACGCGCGGATGAGGTTAACGCATGAGCAATGATTGGCGTAGCCGCCTTACGGCGGATGAGGAAGAGCAACTGGACAAGCTGGAGACCGCTCAGAAACTAGCCCGTGAGGATTTGCGCTTCCTCGCAGCAAAGAAGAAGGCCATCGTTAACCGGGCCATCCAGAGGAAATATCACCCTAACCACAAAATTGGTGTTGACAGGCCGTCTGTGTGGGATTAGGTTCCGAACATCGAAACGGAGAGAGCAAATGACCAAGGTACTTCTGACCATCACCCGCGACGTTAACATGAGCAACGGCGGCATCGAGATCGACGGCGAGAAGGACTTCGATGTGACCGTTGATGTCAGCGAAGGGGTGCCTGACCACTACGGCTACACCGAGCAGGGACGTGGCGAAGAGTTCAAGCTGACCGATGACGAGCGCGAGCGTGTCCGTGATATGTGGGAGCGGATTGAGTGAGCTATCTCCTCACGGAGGCAGATAAGGTCAATCTCTGGGATGCAATGCAAGCGTGGAAGGTAGGATCATGGGCCTCTATGACTATCCAGACTGGCGGGACGCCGAAGAAGAGCAAGCGTACATCGACCAAGAGGACTTTGACTGCTGGTATCTCGACTGGCTTAGCTGGCAGTGGGAGTGCGGGTACGAAGATTCGGTTGACGAGCAAGCGCAGCGCCCCGCGTAGCGGCTAATCCACCCACAATAAGTCTTGAACCCTGTTAACTCAGCAACCTGTCATCCACATACACGTTCTCCCAAGCCATCCTAGCTAAGGAGACTACCCAGATGACTGACACTAACAAGACTCCCGACAAAGCCGAGAGGCGCATCAACGACCTCCAATCGGACGATCCCAAGAAGGTCGAGCGCGCCCGAGCCCAGAGCGAAGACGAGCAGAACAAGACCAAGCGCAAGGCTGAGGGTAAGCAGGCTCAGTGGACCAGCCCCGAGGAGGTTTCTTTGTCTGGGCACGAGGTCTACCCCGAGCAAAAAGTTACCCCTGACAAGCCTGACCCTTCGACAGACCCGCAGGTTCAGGCCATGATTAAGGCCCGAGAGCAGAAGAAGTAAGCAGGCATCAAACTTTGACATCTGACAGCCCGCTTGCGCTTAACCCCGCAGGCGGGTATTGTTCATCCATCGCGCAGTGATGCGCCTCAATCCGTCACACGGAGTCCCGGATGAGTACTCAGAACCTAGCTACCCGAACAGTACCTACATCAGAGTTCATCCCGATCACGCCGGATGGAGGTAATGCCGCCGCCTCTGTCTATCCATACGGGGCTGTGGCTCTAAGCGCAGGCTCGGCTAACGTAGCTAATGCCTCTGGCGTGGCTACCCTGACCGGCACGGCAACGACTACGGTCTATATCAGTGGCTTCCAGGTGACTGGCGCGGGCGCAACTGCTGGTTCTGCGGCTACCGTTACCGTGGCTGGTCTGCTGGGCGGGACTCGTAGTTTTACCTACGCCTTCGCTACCGGAGCGGTAATTGCCAATACCCCGTTGAACGTAAGGTTCTCTCCTCCTCTCCCGGCATCTGCCGTTAACACTGCTATCGTTGTAACATGCCCTGCATCCGGTACTGGCGGAACGAACAACACTGTTAACGCTCAGGGCTTCTACCTCTAGGCAGTAACAAATAGTAACCACCTTTATCTCTAGGAACTTAGTCGAGTAAAATGGGTAGGCCCAAAAGCGAGAAGACATTCGCCAACATGCTGCGTGTCGCCATCAAAGAAGCGCACGAAGACGGCAACGATAAACTGCGTGCCGTGGCTGATGCTCTCGTCTCCAAAGCCATGACTGGCGACGTTCCAGCCATCAAGGAAATCGCTGATCGGTTGGATGGCAAGGTGCCACAGGCATTGATTGGCGACGACGATGAAGACCCGATCCGCTTTGCCCGCATTGCTCTAGTGCCGCTTGCCGCCAAAGATGCAGAGTGACACTGCCACAATAGCTTTGCCGCCGAAGCTGATCCCTGTGTTCCTAGGGAGTGCTGACGTTAGAGGCGCATGGGGTGGCCGAGGTTCAGGCAAGACCCGGTCCTTCGCCAAGATGTCTGCTGTCAGAGCCCATATGTGGGACATGGAAGGCCGAGAGGGTTTGATCCTCTGTGGCCGCGAGTTCATGAACAGCCTTGAGGACAGTTCCCTAGAGGAAATCAAGGCAGCAATCCGCGATGAACCCTGGCTTTCTCCGCATTTCGACATTGGCGAGAAATACATCAAGACAGCTAGCGGGCGCATTCATTACACCTTCTCTGGCCTTGATCGTAACATCGACAGCATCAAGTCCAAGTCGCGCATTCTCCTGTGCTGGGTAGATGAGGCTGAGCCGGTAGGTGAGGAGGCTTGGGTCAAGCTGATCCCGACGCTGCGTGAGGAAGACAGCGAGCTATGGGTAACCTGGAACCGGGAGCGCGAGACCAGCGCCACCAACAAGCGCTTCGGCAATTCCAGCGATCCTCGGTACAAGATCATAGAACTGAACTGGCGCGATAACCCCCGGTTCCCGGCCATTCTTGATCGTCAAAGGCTCAGGGATAAAGAGGAGCGCCCCGAGCAGTACGAACACATCTGGGAAGGTGGATTCAAGTCGGCTGTTGAGGGTGCTTACTACGCGCAAGCGCTGACAATCGCCAAGGAAACCGGGCGAATCACGAGCTTGGCCGTTGATCCTCTCATGACCATCAGAGCCTATTGGGATATCGGCGGAACAGGCGCAAAGGCAGACGCTACGGCCATCTGGGTTGTGCAGTTTATCGGCCAGCGCATTAACGTCCTAGACTACTACGAGGCCAAGGGCCAGCCGCTTGCAGCCCATCTGGCATGGCTCAGGAAACGTGGCTATCAGGACGCCTATTGTATCCTTCCGCATGATGGGGCGAGTGCCGAGAAGGTCATAAGCGTAACCTATGAAAGCTCCATACAGGCTGCGGGTTTTGAGACCAAGACAATACCAAACCAAGGCGCTGGCGCTGCCTCTATGCGCGTCGAAGCCCTGCGCAAGCTGTTCCCCCGCCTCTGGTTCGATGACAAGAACACTCAGCCCGGACGCCTGGCACTAGGCTGGTATCACGAGAAACAGGACGAGAAGCGCGGCATTGGGCTAGGGCCTGAGCATGATTGGGCAAGCCACGGCTCAGACGCCGCAGGCCTCATGGCGATTGACTACGAGGAGCCGAGCAACGTCCTGATGCCCCAGGTTGGAGCGTTTGCCGCTTGATGTACTCTGTCTAACGTGTTAGACGCTGTGCATGACCTATTCAGTTTACGGGCTGATCGACCCTCAGACGGACAAAGTGTTCTACGTTGGCTTTGCCGCCGATCCGAAGCGCAGAAAATATAACCACCTTAGGGACCAATCCAGCGCGGCTTTCCAGAAGTGCCAAGATATCTTGGGTTCTGGGCAGAGCGTTGGGTTGAGGATTTTAGGGGAATACCCGACCAAGTTTGAGGCTAAGTGGGAAGAACGAGAGTTGATCCTGACAACGCCAGATTTGGTCAATTCCAAGAGTCCAAAGAGCATGCTAAGCTTGCTGCTCCACCCTAGGCGGTGAGCGCATGGAAGCACCGAAATGCAAATCATGCGGAAAGCGAGAGTGGCGGCATGTCTGCGGAATCGACGGCGACAGAGTTCACGAAAGAGATGTTGGACCGGGCGATAGCTCAGGCGTATCAAAAAGGCGGCAACTCGGACGTGATCCTGATGAGCGTGTCAGCGTCGATGGCAATGCAGTCTCTGGTAAAGTTCGAGGGGCGCGACCGAAGAAGGCAGAAACGCGAGTGGAACAAGGCGTGGCGAAAGGGTCGCAAGATCGAGCTTGCCAACCCGCGACCGAAGACGGCAAGGGATTGGTGGTTGGCTTCGACCGCAACGCCTACCAGCGCGAATACATGAGAAAGCGCCGCGCTGCGGCTAAGGAGGCGAAGTGAGCCAGACATCTTGGAGGTTTATCAAAGGAGGTGTGGTGTTTGGCCACCCGAGCGATGAAGTAGGCATTTACGTGAACCAGATTGTGCCGATACGGTCGGCGCGTCTTGTGGAGACGATCCTGTGGCATCTATTCAAAGTTGAGCCGAATGCCTGACCTTAACCTCTCCCAAGCCGACTTCATCAGGGCCGCTAAAGGCGAAGATACCCAGATCATGCTAACGCTGACCAATGTCTACCAGCGCATGCTAAAGCTGCCCGAGGGTGACACGCGAGAGCGCTTGGCTCAGGTCTATGGCTATCTCCGCAATGAGATCGCGCTATTGAGCGGCAAGAGCCAGCCTGACGTACAGCAGACGTTTGAGCGCATCGCAGCGCAGGACAAATGAATGCGGATTGACCAGTGCGACGGCAAAGAGCCATTTGCATCAAAGCTGCTGGCTGACAAGGTTGCCGGTCGCAATCGGCGGAAGGATCGTGGCCGCAGAACCTACAAATGCCCTCACTGCCGCCAATGGCATCTGAGCGGCACGTCAGGTAGGCTCAAGAAGATCGCCCGCGCGTATCTGGTCAAGGAAGATGAGGACTGGACGTTTGTGGAGCGTGGCGACGTTAGGGCATTAGCCGAGTACGTGTGGTCGCATGTGGATTGACGGCCAGCAAATCAGCCGTGACGAGGTAGAGCCAGACCTTGCCGCCGCATATCCTCTCCTAAGCCACTTCATTGCCAAGGTATCAGAGGTTAACGGCAGGATACGGATTGAGGTTGTCGGCCCGCGCAATGAACCGTTACCGTTTGCAAATCACGAACGAGCCGTTTACTATGCGCTGAAGACGGAAGCGGACGCGCTCCCGCAGGTTGAGGGCTTCGCGGCTTAATGGCTCAAGACGACAACTCCAAAGTTATCGAGCAGTCCGATCTGGGCGCAATTGTCTCCGGTGAGATTGCTTCCGGTCGCGCCTACCAGGAATCAGAGATAGACGGCCAGCGTGAGACGGCGCTCAACTACTTCGCTGGTCGCATGCCCGACATTCCGTCCCTGCCCAATCGCTCCCGCCAGATCAGCCGCGACGTTGCAGACGTTATCGCTTGGCTCAAACCTGGCCTCATCCGTACCTTCGTCAGCGAGAAGATGGTTGAGTACGAAGCTTTGGGCGAAGAGAACGAACAGTGGGCTCGTGACGCCTCCGAGTTCATGAACTATGACTTCCTGCGCAGGAACAAAGGCTATCGCATCGTATCGACTGCCATTGATGATGCACTCAAGCTCAAGTTCGCCATTCTCTCTAGCTGGTGGAAAGCCCCCGAGACCAAGCGCGAGACGCTCAAGGGCCTGACGCTAGATCAAATCGCCATGCTTGACCCAGAGAAGGTCAAGAAGATCGTCAGCCAGAAGCCAGCCGATCCCATCCTTGCCGTTGATGAGTTTGGGCAGGAGATCGAGGTTCCGGCTTGGGATGTTCGGGTAGAGTTTGAATCGAAGCCCGGTCGCATCGTTGACGAAGCCTGCAAGCCAGAGAACTTCTACTATGACGGGACGCGAGCCGAGAGCATCGAAACCGCCCGCTTCTGCGGCTACTACTACGATACCATCACCCGCTCCGACCTGATGGAAATGGCCGATGAGTATGGCTTCGATACCGAACTGATCGAAAAGCTGCCCGCCTATGGCGAGGATACGAACAACCCCGTCACGCTCGCTCGCTACCAGAACACGGTCCAGGACTGGTCCAGCACCGTCAAGTCCGGTGATATCGTTGGGCTCTATCGCCACTTTACCAAGGCTGATGTTGATGGCGACGGTATCGCAGAGCAGCTAGAGGTCTGGTATTCCGGCAGTCATGTGCTGGCATGGTCCGTCTGGGACGATGACATTCCGTACACCCTTGTTCCCTGCTACCCAGAGGCGCACAGGCTTGAGGGCGAGTCTGCCGCTGATCGCATGATCGACATTCAGCGCGTCAAGACAGTCGCTATCCGCAATGTCTATGACAACATGTATGCGATGGCCAACCCGCAGCAGGAAGTGGATGTTGGCTCCGTCCTGAACCCAGATGTGCTGACCAACAAGACGCTGGGCGGCATCATCTGGAAGAAGGTTGGGTCAAAGCCGATCGTCTGGCAGAACGTCCCCAACTACACGTCCGACATTCTCAATATGCTGCCGTACTTCGATGAGGTAACGGCCAAGCGCGTTGGCGTTAGCCGCACCACAATGGCACTCGACCCTGATACGCTTCAGAACCAGACGGCCACGGCCAGCAATAACCAGCAGTCAGCCGCCTATAGCCAGATTGAGCTAATCGCCCGTGATATGGCCGAGTTCGGGTTTGCTGACTTCTTTGCCAAGCGCCTCCGCCTGAGCATCAAATACTACCAAGTGCCGCAGATGATCCCCTCCAAGATGGATGGCGAGAAGTACCGCGAGGTTAACCCGAGCCAGTGGCCGGATGACATGCCGGTGAACATCAACGTTGGCTTAGGGACTGGCTCCCGTGACCGCGATATGTCCATGCTCAACACGATCATGGGCGCACAGAACGGCATGGCGCAGCAATTGGCGGGTGCTGGCATGGCGACGAAGGCCATCGAGTTCATCCCAAAGATTCGCAAGGCGGCTGTGGAGTTGACTGAGGCCGCAGGCATCAGGAACCCCGAGAGCTACTGGCCTGCGTTCAGCGAAGACGATGTGAAGGCCGCTATCGACGCCGCTTCCCAGCCCAAGCCTAACCCGATTGCAGAGGCTGAGCAGGCAAAGGCTCAGGCCCAGATGCAGATCGAACAGACCAAGGGCCAGATACAAATCCAGGTCAAGCAGATCGACGCCCAGGTTTCCCAGCAGGAATCGCAGGCCAAGGCCGAGGTGGAGATCGTCAAGAACAAGGCTCAGCTTGAGGGCGACCTTGCCGCCACTCAGGCTACGCTCCAAAGTCAGATGGCGCTTGAGACGCTCAAGCAGGATCGTGAGGACCAGCGCTTCTATGCCAAGCTCCAGAGCGAGAATGCCATTGCTATGGCAGAGATGAACAACCGGCTCACACTTGAGCGGGAAAAGATGACAATCGCTGCAAATACGACTATGTTCAACGCCATGCAGAAGTCAGAGGCTAACGAGGCAATGGATGCTGACTGAGATTGACGTTCATCGCGCCAGAGAGGCCGACAGGCTTTTGAACCACGAGCCGCTGCTAACGGAGGCAATCGCAGCGCTAAAACAGCGGACGCTGGAGGCGCTGGGTGGAGTTAGCCCAGACGACGCCAGCCAAATCCGCTCACTACAGGCAGTCGTTCTTGCCTGTGAAGGAATACCGATTGAGCTTGCCCAGATCATCGCCGCTGGCGGTGGCATGCAGGCTCAGCCGGTCCCGCAGCCCGAGTAATCGACCGCTGCGTTTATACCCGCTGTGAAGCGGCAAAGCCCAGAGCGTCCTAACCCCCTTGGATGCCGAGATGGAGACTAATATGGCCGAACAGGCTACTACTGTTACGAACGATCAGCCGACAGGCCCCGTTCCTGACGCCCTTACCGCTCGCGAGGGCGATGAGGCACTTGCCGCATTCTTCGGCCCGGACGATACGGACCCCGATGAGAATGAGAATGGCAATACCCCCGACGCTGGCAACCCGGACGATCCTACGGTTGGCGATCCTGAGCAGGACGTTGACCCGGAAGACCCCGAACAGCCGGTAGACGCTGAAGACCCCGAGGTTGATCCAGAGGAATCCGAAGCTACGCCCGACAACGCCGGTCGATTTGTGGCAGACACTGCCAAAGTCAACTTCAACGGCAAGACGATCAGCGTAGCAGAACTCAAAGAGTTCGCGGATAACCGCTCCAAGGAGTTTCAGCGCGACTATACCGCCAAGACCATGGAACTCTCAGAACGCGCCAAAGCGTATGAGGCCCGTGAGGCGGAGTTTAGTCAGTCTCAAGAACGTGTGGCTAAAGAACGTGAGTTCATTCGGTACTATGCGGAAAACTACGTCCCGCAGGAACCGGCTGAGCCCACCGTTGATGCTTCCGTTGATCCTGTCGCGTGGTCTGTCTACTCGCAGGAAAAGAACCGTTACGACCGCATGGTTGCCGATTGGCAGCAGGCCCGGATCGTAGCGGAGGAAGCCCAGAAGATTGATGCAGAACAGGCACAGCAGGCCAAGCAGCAGCAGCTACGTACTGAGCATGAGAAACTCGTTTCGCGTTTCCCTGTGCTTAAGGACAAGGCTAAGCACGAAGCCTTCTGGAGTGGCCTTGCGACCGATGCGGAGAAGTTCTTCGGCATTCCGCAGGGCAGCGTGAAAGCGCTCGACAACGCAGATATGGTTTACATCCTGCACAAGGCTGTAAAGCAGATGCGTATCGAAGCCAGTTCGGCAAATGTCAAGAAGGAAGTCACCGGGAAACCCCCACTGGTTAACGGCTCAGGCCGTCGCCAGAGCCCCGGTGCTGCTCAACAGCGTTCGCATGCCGCCAATGTCCAGAGACTTCGTGAAACCGGGAGCAACGCCGCTGGCGAAGCTGCCATCCTCAAATTTCTCGGAGAATAACTGACATGGCCTCGCCTATTGTCAATACCTACGAGACCTACGACGCCCGTGGCAACCGCGAAGAACTGGCTGATATCATCTCGATGATCACGCCGGAAGAAACGCCGTTTATCAGCGCCATCGGTGACCGTAAGGTCGATTCCGTCCATCCTGAATGGCAGACGGACACTCTCGCTACCCCTGACACCACCAACAACCGCCCGGAAGGTTCCGACTGGACCTATCAGGCGATTACCCCGACGACCCGTGTGGGCAACTACACGCAGATTTCCGATAAGCGCATCATCATCTCGGCCACTCAAGAAGTGGTCAACAAGGCTGGTCGCCGTTCGGAACTCGCGCGGGAAACCCGCAAGAAGGGCGTTGAGCTTCGCACTGACCAGGAAGTCATTGCCCTGAGCAATCAGGCTTCGTCTGCCGGTTCTGGCGATGGCGCGACCAACCGCACCACTGGCGGTCTTCGTGCGTGGATTGCCACTAACGACGACCTCGGTGCGACTGGTGCGTCTGGCGGCTTCAACTCTGGTACTGGCGTCGTTGACGCTGCCACCAATGGCAGCCAGCGGGCGTTCACCAAGACGATCATGGATACTGTTATCGCCTCCACCTATACGGCGGGCGGCAACGTCAACATGATCATGGGCTCGCCCTATGTGAAGCGCGTGTTCTCGACTTTCATGAGCGATGCCGACGTTGCTACCCAGCGTTACGTCACTCCGAAGTCGGGTCAGACCAAGATCGTTGGTGCTGCCGATACGTATGAGTCAGACTTTGGCGAGATGTCCTTCGTGGTCAATCGTCAGATGGCTCGCGCCGGTGCTGCCATCGCCCGTAACGTCTTCTTCCTCGATACCGAAAAGCTTGCTCGCGGCAA